AAGCGGCACTTCCCTAAACCCAATCCCAGACCAGCAATCATCAAAGATCGGCTGTTCGTTGAACGTAGACAGCGGTGGCCGATCCCAATCGCGTAATTCCAAGCCGTCTTCTGCGTACCAATCGCGGACCAGCGTCCAACAATCGCTGATGCCCCAAACCCATTCACGTCCCAAAAGGTCTTGCTTGTAGCCGGATGGCTTGATTTCGCACCAAGTGTTTGTAACAAGGCTGATGATGTGCCACGGCAAGCCGCTTTTCTCGCAAGCAACCTTGTCTGCCTCGCTTGCCTCTGCTTTTGTCGTCGGGTGACTGTGAACAACAGCCATCACCTCACCGCGATCCTCTGCTACTGCATAATCAACTGGATCAAGGATAAAAAGCTCTTCTGGCGACTCTGCCAAGTTCTTGCAGGGCAGATAACGCTCACGTCCTTTGATAATGACAAGCAATCCGCACGCCTCACGGGGTGCTTCAGCCTGGGCATGTTCTAAAGCATTGAAACGCCAATCACTCATGACAGATTCGTTCCAACACCAGGGAATGACCCGAATGGCAAGTCTGCATATTCACCAAAGCGAATCTTGCAACTGCTTACGCGCTTGCCGCAGACATCATCAAGAGGGCTGCCGTCTGTAACTACCATCGGCTCACCACCACGGCCACTGTTTGATTGCCACATAACCGTTCCATCAGTTGCTTGAATCTGCAGGTTGCCGGAATCTTGCAAGACCAGCTTTGCGCCATATCCTGTTGATGCTGTAACCGTATAGGACGCACCGACTTGGTAATACACGCCACCGGCAACTAACACTTGATTGCGCCAAGGGTTGCTTGAACTCGTGACGATTGAAACCTCAAATATATCGTTTTGACGGAAGTTGCCAGTCGAACTGACGACAGTGACCGGCGCAGTAAATGTATCCGTTGGATTCTCCCAACGACGATTAACACCAAGAACACGCGCCGCAGAACCAGCTGGCAGAAGATTACTTGAGGCCGTAAACCTCAAAGTAACAGTGCGCCCATCTGCAAGCGTAAAAGTTTTGTCCCGCGTTTGATTACCAGCTGAATAATTATCGGCATTGCCAAAGATTTCGTGGTAAAAAGTAGCGTGTCTTCCAGGCGTTCCAGAGTCAGGCAGATACCCGTTAAACCTTGCAGTGCTTAGCTGCCCCTCATATTCTGTTGCCGTCTGCCACACCAGTCCGCCTGATGCGTTCTGAATAAATAAATCGCCATTTGTGCCTACCTTGATAAAACCACCTTCGGCTCGGCCTGACGTTGCGCTCCTCCAACTCACATCCGTAATGTTGTTTGGATCGTTGTTTTTGCCGTAAACAAAAAAGTCGCCTTTCGTTCCAAACTGCGCTCTATACCATCCATTTGACGACACAAGATATTGCCCAGCAGTCAAAGAACTGCCGCTGCTTAGAATTTCGTCTCCACTGCTATACGCAAAGCTTGTTGCCGCACTTCCATTAAGCAAGTTGTCGTTTTCATCGTAGAAACGCATATCGTTAATCACGCCATCCGGTCGCCACGGGCAACCCTCTAACGTTCCATCAGCGCCGCCCTTGTATTGCCATTGGCAAATGTTTTGCAAGCACTGGCGCTTCGGACCGCGAATGTTCTCAAGGTCTAAACTTGCTGCCAACTCAAATTCAACAACGTCACGAGTTTCGAGCACCTTGCGGTTTACGAAATAAATCTCTTGCGGCAACTCCTCATGCGTCAACGTGCCACCCGTTGGAACATACGGGTTAGTGTCGTTATCGAAGTTCACGTCATCCAAAAAACGCGTTAGCGTTCTCCGGCGGATAACCTTCGCTCCAGTTAAATCATTGCCATAGGTTGTTTCGTTGACGTTTACCAGCAACGCTGAAACAACGCTAAACAGGTTGCCAACACGCAAGGTTGGACGAGGAAAACCGCTTTGCCCTACCTTGTATTCAAAACCATCAGCTTCAACCGGCATCGCCATATAGGTTTTGCCTTGGTAAATAATTTCGCCTGTTTGCGTCTGGACGACAACGCCGTTGAAAAACCTGTAAATCGTGTCGCTGCCGTGAATTGCTAGGTCAAGATGCAGCTCAAACAGTTCAATAACTGCAAGCGGAGAATCCTTGAGCAGCTCGTCAAAAATAATAACGTCGCTCATAGGTCAGCCACCTGCTGGAACGTTGCTTGAATTGTGGCACGGTTCAAATATGGAATCGTCTTGCTCCAGTTCAAACAGATCCACTTGTAAGAAGTAGTCTCGTCTGGTGGTGTCCATGTGAAATACTCCGATCCACCACGCGCTTCCAAGAACGTTTCAATCGTGTCGGCGTCGGTTTCCGAAACCTCAAAGGTCAGGTTCCAGGTTTTAAGGTCTTGGTTAAGGCCAAACGTCAATCTTTGAACGTAACCGTCACCCATTTGGACCTGACGAATCTTGGGCTGGCTTGTTTTTTGTGCCCCGTAAGTGGGGTTGATTGAAGGAAAGTCAGCCATCAGCGTGTCAGCAAGCCCCCAGGTCGTTTTTGCTTGATCAGCTCAGCTTGGACGGCAGCACCAATCGCTTTGCCAAGTTGCGAAGCAGACTGGCTGTCACCCTGCACTGACGATCCAGAAGCATCCACGTTTACCGTCACATTAGCGCCGCCCATTGCGTTGTTTGGAACGATATTGCCTTGCGCTCCAGGGACGAATAGCTCAGGGCCACGTTCGCCAACAAGATAGGGGCGTCCTGCTCCAACGGCTCCACCATTGGCACGCGGTATAAAACCGCTGACATCAGTGTTTGCGCCAATACCCGAATAACTTTCAACCCCTTGGAGATTAAGCTCACCACCACCACCGCTACTCCCCATCCCCGCAAACATTCGAGCAACACCAATCGCGATATACGTCGCAATCATCTGCTTAGCTGCATCAGCCAGCATTGACGCAATACTGCGAAGGAAGTCTGCAAAAGCTTCCTGTGCGCTCTTCGTTCCATCAGCAACGGCCATCAAGCTGTCGAACAGGCTGTCGGTAACGGGTTGGGTTAAAGCCAAAGCTTCATTAAACTTTTCCTGAGCAACGGTGGCTTCAAGAATTTGCGTTTCATACAACTCATATTCGTCACGAGCTGCTTTTAACTTTTCAGCTTTTTCCGCTAGACCTCTTGCAACCGCGTCTTGGATCTCAAGATCTTTTGTTTGCAGCTCTAAATCAATTTCTTGCTGGCCCAAGAATGCTGTTCTTTGAGACCCGCCAAACGGACCATCAAACGCACCAGGGAGCCCTGCCTGTGCTGTCGCAAGTCTCGTTTGAAAACCTGCTCTTGTGTTAGCAGCATTTAGTCGCTCCCTAAGCCTTTTATCTGCTTTCTGAGCCGCTTTTTCTGCTTTTTGAGCCGCAATATCATCAAGCCGTGCCTGCTTAACTTTTCCAGCCAATGTCTCCAAAACATCTCGTTTTGTCTTGTCGGTAACTTCTGCAATTTTTTCTAAAGTCACCAAGTGGTCCGCTTCCACTACATTCCGTTTACGCATAAACGGATCAATTTCTTCGTAACGAGCAAGTTGCTTTCTTAAACTTTGCTCTAAAGTTTTTCCGTCCTTGTTAGCAACTTTAGAACCTTTATTCAGCTCTTTTCTGGATTTTAAAATTTCCTTGAGCTGCCTGTTTTGCTCTACAAGGTCCATAGCCTCTTGAGCACTCATTCCACCACTAAGAGTAGTGCGACTTATTTGGCGAATATCTTCAGCAGCTTCTACACCAAACTTGACCGCATTTTGCAAGAATTGATTTTCTTCTTTTAACGCTTTTGCCATGCTTGCTCCAGGGGCAGCAGCCTGGTTAACCCCTCGCACCATCTCATCAACAAGTCGCTCCATTGCTTCAGCCGACTTTTTGACAGCATCAGCCCTTTGCCTTTCAATTTCTGTCAGCTCTCGGCCAAGCTGTGTTTGCCTAATTTTTAAACTAATGTTGTACTCTTCGTCGGAAATTTGTCCTGTTAGTTGTTTATTTTGCAGTTTTTGAAAATCTAACTGGAACCTGGCTTCTGCTACTTGCTTTTTAACGCTAGCAACAAGCTCAAAATTTTTCTCTCCTTGCAGCGATTTTTCAGCAGTAATTAAATTTTCAAGATCAAGCTGCCCTTTTAGCAACTCTATTCTTCTTTCAGCCGCTTTTGTAAGCTCGGGCGTTGGTTCTTCAATAAGTGGACCGTCTGTTAATGCGTTAAACTCAACAGTCGCAGGAATAAATAACCTTTGAAGCGATCTAAAGAGATCGTCAGTGGATTTTTTGAAACGATCAGCCGCTTTAGCGCTTTCTAAATACGTACGAGCGTTTGAACCAAATTTTTCTTCTAAAACTTCAAGAATTGCCTCTTGTTGTCGGCCAAGCTGACCAGATTGCTCCAAATTGTTGATGTAATTTTCAGTTTCCTTATTTAAACTCCCGACTGCATCCTCCAAGGCCTGCGCAGCTTGCTCACCAGTTCTAAATGCTTTGCCAAGAGCAGCTGCAACGTCCTGCGCTTGCTGGAAAATTGCACCAAGTTGCGTTCCAACCAAACCTAATCCAAACCCAAAATCCCCTCCAAGCAGTCCGCCTGCAAAACCACCAAGTCCACCGCCTATCGCAGGCGCAATACCTTGGCCAAACAACAACGGAAACGCTCCACCGATAAGGCCGCTACCTACAGCTCTCTGAAACTTTTGCCTTCTTTCTTGAGCTTTAGTCCCGCGCTCGATTGCCGCTGCAATCGCTCTTTCTGTCCTTTCTTCTCTTTGCTGCAGTGCTAAAGATTGCTGACGCGCTTTTGCTTGCTTTCGTTCCTCTGCTGTAACTGCTAAACCAATTTTGCGTTGCTTATCCAGCTGCTCATTAACTTGATCCATCATCGCAAGCTGTTCCATTACGGACTTACGCCCTTTGGCAGCGACAGCAGCAGCGGCAGCAGCTGCACGCTCTTGTTGGGTCGGAGAGAGAGCAACAGGAAAACCAAAAGCCCCTGACCCAGCCAATGGCGTTTGTAATGGACCTGAAGCACCACGCAAAAACTTTTGTCTTGCCTGATTCTTCTCAATAACAGCTTGAACATTTGCGGCTTCCTGCGCCAGCTCTGCGTTAATACTTTTACGAAGCCGCAACTGCTCATTAAGACGACCGGCTTGTTTTTCCTCTAAATCAAGAAAAGCTTTTTCTAAAACTAAACTATCTCGTTGAATCGCAAGGTTTCTTTCAAGCAGTCCACTGATTGCAGAGCTTTGCCCATGCAACATAGGCATACTTATATCTTCTGGTTTTCTTGCCGGAAACCCTCCAAAACCAGGCCCAATCGGACCACTGTATTGCGTTCCACCGCGCAAAGTGCCTGACCGGCCTTCGTTGCGGACCTGAGCAAGCAACGCCGCTTGCTCTCGAAGAGCTCCGTTTGCTAAATCCTGGGCTCGCGCAAAATTTCTTGCAGCATCAGCAGCCCTGTCGGAGCCCAACTTGACGCTGTTAAAGTTTTCTGCTGCCTTTGCAAGTTCTTTATTAAAATTTTTAACTGAATTGACAACGGTACTGCCATTTAAATCGCCAAATTTTTCAAGAGCATCATTTACATTTCTAATTTTTTGACCAAGCAGGTCTGTATCTCTTGAAAGTTTGGTAATGGCCTGGGTGTTTTTGACCGCAACCGCGATATTTACGCCGTAGTCAGCCACAAGCCCAAGCCAAAGACCTATTGCCTTACTTTACCGCCTCCCCATCGTTTGCGCTCCACGGCTGGTCTGAACGCGGTCTTTTGCTTTCTCTTCCTCTTCGTTTTTTAACTCAAAGAAAGCAGCCCAGCCAATTAACTCTTCTTGCGTTAGGTCCCGCGAAAGCTGGGCTACTGTCATGCCCAGCTCTTTTGCAAGAAAGTAAATGAAAAACCAGTCGTTACTTGCTTTTCAAGTCTGCCTTGGCATCCTCCACTTTGTTTGCCGTTCCAGAACTCAGCATGGCTAGCTGGATCTCTTGCAGCACCGATGCTTCAACAGCGTTTTTTAGCGCAGCTTTTTCGCCATCCTGAAAAAGCCGTTTGCCGTCAGCATCTAGACCTTTCTCAACCATCATGGTTAGCGCAAAGTCAGTGCCATTGTCTTCGTTAGATTTTTTTTGAATTGACTCGCGCTCAGCAATCGTCAAAGGGTGCCAGTAAACCTCAAGCACTACATCATCGCCATCCTTGACCTCATGCTTGTAAAGCTGGCTAACGCCAAACCTGTTACGAAGCAGCTCGGTAGCACGCATAAAACATTGTCGTTTCAACTAATATACTATACAACTGCCGTAAACTGGCAAGAAATAATTCCTAGGAAATGAGGACGATCTTCTAGCTCCAAAGAGCTAGGACCAGTAACGTCTAAAACCCTTGGAGAAACACTAAACGTGTCGGTGTAGTTAGCAGCATTAACCGATGTCAAGCCATCGATCACTGATTCGCTAACCGCCGCAAGCGCTGCCGTACCAGCAGACTTGGGTACGTAGACGTTGCATTGGATAACTCCGCTGTAATAGTCAGAAGCTGCTCCGTGGTTCTGAAGCGTTGACTGGTTAAATGTAACGCTCATTGACACGTATTTTTTGGTCTTACCTGGAGTGGTAAACCGAACGTTGTCGTAAACTATTGACACCGTGCTGTCCGCAGCTACTACTGCGTCAGTTACAGCTTTTTCAAAAGCGGCTCTAGCGTTTACAAGAGTCATGATCCCTCCATAACAAAGACAGACTTGTCCAAACGAGGAATACCAGTCTTAGTCTCTGGAATTTTGCCACCAACTCTTGCCATAGGCACAACTGCAGCCCTAATAGAGGCAAGGCGCTGATCTTCCCTAAACGCTTGATTTACTACTTTTCCTAAATCGGTAATGTACGCAAGGCTTAAACCATCTTCTAAAGCGTAAGCAGCATAAGCAGCCTTGTTTCCTATATAAACTGTCTTGTATTTTTTAAAGTTAATGTCATACCCGTTCAAACCAAAACGGCGTTTGATTTGACCCATATTTTTCTTGACCCCCCATGGAGTCATTACGCCGTCCTTACCTTGTGTTTTAGTGTGATAGACGGTTGCCCATGGCTGCTTGGTGCGCCGATTGCGATCACTGGTTTCTCGAGACTCTCTTTGCACCGCCTTTCCACCTTGGACCGTCCAGCTTGATGCAAAATAACCCGTATAGACAGGACTATTCTGAGGGGTGGATAGGTCGTCAACAATTTTATTGATTAGCCTGTTAAAGCCCTGATCAAAATAAGCCTCAAAGTCATTTTCAAAGTCAAAAATGTCTGTAGTTGCAGGCATTAGAACACTACCTCCAAGATAAACAGATACTCTTGGCCGCCCCTGTACGTGCGGATGTCTACAATCTGAGCCGCGCGATCCGCTCCAGCGAACTTCAGCGTTACCTCATCCTGGAACGTTGGCTGGTTGTTGCCAATCTGGTCAGGCGACACGTAAACCCTTGCAGTTCGTTTTTCCGCTTCTGTCTCCTCCTCTGAGCGAATAAACTCGATCGGACACTTCAAATTGAAGTACGGACGGTCGAATGTCGTGAACGTACCCTTAGCCGTGTCATACGTCCCATCAAACTTACGGGTGTAGTCGATCTTGGTGTCTAAACCGTCGCCAAGGTCCGCAACGATTGCCTTGGCTGCTTCTTTAAAAACCTTGTCGAGTGCTCCTGGCATATCAACCCCTCACAACGCGGATAGAATACGAGCCACTGCCGCCCAGACAATAAGCGCCGAGATAAGACTGAAGCCAAGGATAAACGTCGAATACGTTATTAACAGTTCCAGTAGCCTGACTAGAAGTGTTGTACTTGACTTCCATTTCTCCGAGCTTGACGGATTCGTACAGTCCCGTATCGCCGGTAGACCCTGTAATCGAACTCGTGTCATTCGCTAACGCCCTCGCTAGCTCGTAAGTCGCATACTTAATATCAGTCGGAATTGACGTGCAGACAAGCTCTACACGGTCAACGTGATAATCATTGCGAGGCCAGCTCAATGCTTGGCCGTTATCGCAACGTTCACCGTAAAAATTCAATGTGTCGATCCAGCGCGTTGCTGAAATCAATGCACGATTCTTTTGATCATCAGTCTTGTCGTCCCAGGTCGTGCTGTCTGGAACGGTTTCAAAATACGTGTTGGCTTCGGCCAACGTCACATAGCTGTTGGCTGTCGCACTCTTCAATGTGGCGTTGATCGTGGCAGCCATAACAAAAAAAAGAAGAGGCCCCACCTCATGGTAGGGCCATTAACCGTTATCAGGAAGGGATAGCGGTGGTGTCGAGCGGCGTGTTCACGATCAGTTCGACCATGGGGATCAGGTCGATGTCGTAAGTAGCCGTCCAGTTGCCAGCTGTTGCAAGCTGAGCGTTGGTCGGGTTGTCGGTAGCGCTGCCCCACTTGGTGCCCATCACGTGATAAGCAGTGTGGTAGTCAACCGAAATCACATCCTGCTTGGAGAGGATGTTGCGGTCAGCTTCCACGCGGAGATCCTGCTGCACACCCTCAAGGATGGTGCCGGACTTCAGCATGTAGCAGCGGAACTCACTGACGTGAGTCGCAGTACCAGGACGGACAGTGTTGACTTGAGAGTCAACAATGACGCGCATACCAGCAAACTCACCGACTTCACGAGCGCCAACGCCGACGCCGCCACCACCCCAAGTCACCGCGCCAGAAGCAGACAGTGCAGAGGTAGAGAAGGTCAGCATTCCCACCTGATACAGGTAGTAAGCGACGGAGGGGTGAACAACCAGGATGTCCAGTTCGTCACCACGCTCACCCAGAACAGAGCGAGCTTCAGCAACGTTGGCAGCAGTCAGATAGTTGGCTTCTGCCTGACCAGAGGTTGCAGCAACAGCTTTGTCCAGTGAGTGAGAGGACAGAGCAGTGCCAAACAGACCAGCAAGCTGGTTATACAGACGTGCGCTGTTCAGCTTGTTAATGGCATCAGCCAGCTGGTTGCGGATGTGAAGCATCGGGTCTTCACCGGCAGCCAAAACTGCAACGTCATCCACGGCATACGCGAAGCCGCGATGGCAGATGGTTGCAATCTGGGTGGCAGTACCGATCTTTTGAGGGACCAGATAACCGTTGGTGTTCCAAGTGGCCGTACCGTCCATGATGGTTTCGGTAGGCGAAACCGGGTTGAACTCAGGCACTTGAATCCGGGTGCCGCCTTCGCGTGCATCCAGAAGAGAGTTACGAACAACAGCGCCAGACTTGATGAATTCGCTGCGCTCTTTGATTGCCTCAGACACATAAGTGCTGAGATTATTCCTTTTTACGATGTCCGCGAGAAGGACACCGCCGGAATAATTCTGAAATGGAGCGGCCATTTCCTATACGGGGTAGAAGTTTGCGGGTCTCAAGTCACGGACTTGAAAAGGGGTAAGTCCCACGGGGACTATTTACCTGCCTCTCGCTTGAGCACGGCTGCAAGCTCGGGATCGGTAATTTCCAAGGACATTTGCCTTGTAATGTTAATACTACCCTCTGCCCAGGGATTAGCCATTCCAGCTGCTCCAGCGGTGCCTGTAGAAGGCTTAGCGCCCATACCAGCTTGACTGCTTGGCTTGAAATGGTGCTCATACCCTGAACCAGGGTTTTTTAACTTAGCCAAATAGACATTGATGTCTTGCTCGACGCCACCGTCAAGCACTTTGACACTGCCATCATCAGCTTTTTTCAAATTGCCCTGCACAAGCTGCAGCATTTGAGCTGAATTGATGGCACCTGCTTGGCTAATTGCAGACAGTGCAGCATTTTTCATTGCTGCAGTCTCGTTTGAAGTCCGAAGATCAGCAAGTTGCCGCTCTAGGTCTGCAATCTGTTGATCTTTGGTTTGAGCCGTTTTGTTGGCCTCTTCCCAAAGATCCTTCCATTGGCCTTGATCTTCAAGCCTTTTGCGCCGTTCAGCTTCGTTTTTTTCCAGCTTTTTATCAAGGTCATTCATTTTTTCCTTGATGCGCTGAAATTTGCCCTCAGCCTCTTCAGCTCTAGCCTTTTCAGCTTGAATTCTCTGCTCGTAAGCAGAAACGTCAATGTTGGCAGTGTTGTCATTTGCAGCCACGGGCTGCTCAGCAGGAGTTGCCACGGGCGTTTCCTGGATGACCTGTTCTTCCATTATTAGGAATCAGTTGACTCTGATACTTTACTAGCTTTTGTTTTACGGGTTGTTTTCTTCGCTGTTGCCGCAGGTTTTTCCGTGCCAGGGAATGGTGTGCCCTCTGCTAATGCTTTTTCCTTAGCAGCACGCTCTTCCAAATATGCTTGCGTGATTTCAACCATTTCCCACTTGTATGTTCCGTCAGGCTGCGGAACGCGGTCCATTGATTTAGCCATCACGCAAAAGCAATTTAGTCCTACTGTAACTCTGGTGCGGAATCTGGCGACTCAGCAGCATTTGGCAGGATTTCGCCTTGCACCAGCATGTCGCGGAACTCATCGCGATCAATAATCTGATTCTCGAAAAGCTGACCCATCGCCGTGATGTCCTGTCCAATCAGGCGTTGCAGGTCAAAGTCACGACTAATCTTGACCTCAGGCGGTTCAATGCCCAAATAGTCAGCTGCCAAGCTATAAGACTTTTGCAGACCGGACTCCAAGTCCATCGACACCATCGACAACATCGAATTGGTGTCAATCCGATCCAGGCGGCGGGCGTCAGCAGATTCAGCAACAAATTTTTGTTGGCTCAACGTGCTAATGCCTAGCGTCGCCATCTGCTGCTGAAGTTCTTGGATTTCTGATGTCTGCGCTTCAAACGCGCTTGATGCAGGCTCCACGTAATAGACCTTATTACCCGGCTGGGTCGCCATCGCGTAATTAACGCTGATAGCCATGTCCTTTGTTTGATCATCCCAGCCCTCAAGCACCAACATCGGTTGAGATGCAATATGCAGGCTATGGATCAAATCTGCTTGCCTCTGGAAGTGAGCCAGATTCAAATGAGCAATGTCCAGCAACGGCGGACGGCTCGTCATCGTGTCTTTTTTGTCCGCGTAAATCGTTACCAGCGGAATTTGACCAAGCGAGAAATCGCCAGACTCAACCAGCTCGTACTCCGACGTAGCGTCGGATTGATCGAACGAAGCGGGGTATGGAAATGGCCCTTCCATTTCGAGTTTTTGCTCTTCCTGACGAAAGACGCGATAACGACCTGACTCGATGACACGTACTTGGTCATAAACTTTTTCCCCGAACTCTCCATCAGCAACAACTGCTTTTTCGCCAATGCGAACTTGCGTCAGACTGCCGTAATTTGCTTCGCGATCTAATCGCCAGCCATAAACGTTGGTTGGATCGACCTCAATCCAATAAGGACGACGATTCAGAGCACGTTCTTCTGCAAGGCTTCGTGCGTTTGATGGAGCAGGAAAATCAACAAGAACGTGAGAATGGCCGTAGGTCAGAGCACAAGTGACAAGTCGGCGTGCGTACTCATCCAAATCAGAACCGCAACCGTCAACATCCTTGTTAAAAACTTCAGTCCAGTACGGATCACCTGTAACACTGATTGGTTTACGCAGAATCAAGCCTGTTGCCGCTCGAATCAAACGTTGTGTATACGGCGTAAATACAGCTCGATTGACCCGTGCCAGATATGCGGTGTAGTCCTCCCGTGGCTCTAACGGGAGGAATGTTTCGCAGTTTTCACGCAGATACTCCGTCCCAGAAACCACGGCCTTCATGATCTCCCAGCCCTTCATCTGGTCGATCACAGCCCGTGTCCGCGTAAACGGACTATCAACACTTCCCATATAGGAACTGCTGACGAGATGCGTTCTAACGAGACCGGGAACGGAGTAGGTCATGTCACCATTTCACGCGATTTGCCCAGTAAGCAGCACTGGTTTTGCCTTTGGCGATGTTTTTCGCGTGTCGCTTCTTAAAAGCAGCACGTTTCTTTTTCATCGCTTCGCTTTCACCAGGCTTTGGCTTGCCTGCTGTTTTGGCACCCTGTTGGCCAAATCGAATTAACCGATCCTTGCCGTTGTCTTTGATGACAACAGCATGGGATTTACCGCTGGAATGCCCAGGAGTACGGATCGGCTTGTTGTAGCCATCAAAAACATGGCCACCACGTTCGATTTTGGCCATCAGATCAACCCTTATTCAAGGTTGGAGGTAATAGCGCCGCTGGTGACGAAGTTGCAGGTAGCAACGACCAGATCGCCAACAGTAGAGCTGATGTCCATGCTGGTGATAATGCCTGCAAAGCTCACGCTATCGCTACCGGAGGTAGTACCAGTCGTGAACAGCTCAAACGTAGCGTCTGCAGTGTCGCTAGCAGTCAGCACGTCTTCAATAAAAGCTGCTTGACCGGTTGCGTCTGGGTCGTAAACCAGTTCAACAGTGCCAGAACCTGAAACCAGGCTGCCAACAAATGCACGAGCGGTGTCACCGTGATCGGTAACGTCCAACGTGTCCTTGGTGATGTTCAGCGTCCAGCTGCGGGTTCCAACAATAGTGGCGTTGGTAGAACCGGCGGCGTCAAACTGGACCGCACCTTGCTCTCCGCGAAGGATGGCCATGATTAGACATAGGAAGGGTCTATAACCCCGAGTCTAACTCTTTAACCGTGGTAAGCCACGGCAATATGAGGCGTAACGTCAGGCGTGCCAGAGGTGATCGCGCTTAGTCGAACACGCACTAATGTCATAACTTTGCCAGTTACGTGATAAACGTATTCACCAGCGGCAGAAATAGTTTGTGCAGCGTTAATCGTGAACCAGTTACTGCCTTCATCAAAACTGCCTTCAAGGATTACGGCAAAGTTGGCGCTACCAACTGAGTCAATCGCAAAACTAAGGTCAGATGAGTTCACATGAACTCGCATCTCGTCGTTGAGCGTGTCCATCGTGTCACCGATGTACTCAACAACGTTCGTGTAGCGCTTCGTGCTGGTGATGTCTACAACAGCCATTACTTTTTACCCTTGGGTTTGCGTTTTTTAGCCGTTTTGGCGGCTTGTTTGAAGTTTTTGGCCGTCGGAGCGCCCGGATCACCCGGTTTACGCATCTTTTCACCCGAACCTGCCTTGATTCGACGCCGTTTGGCCGCAATGTTGGCGTACAAACCACGTTTTTTGGCAGGCATGGCTTAAAACCTCTGTATTTACAGTGTAGCCCTTACATCTTCTTGCTGCCCTTCTTTTTGCCCTTAGGCTTTTTCTTGCCACCGTGTCCGTAATGACCAGGCATGACGCAATATGCGACAACAATCCCAGTCTAACGACTCAAATGATTGCGGACTAGGACCGGCTCACGCACCCGCATCCCTCACACCTGATCCGCTGCAAGTGACTTGTCCTTCGCCTTTTGGCAAAGTTACCCGAACATCCTAGTAAAGCCGGTAACTTGTTGTCCCCAAAGTTTCAGGTTTTGCAAGGTTGAATTGCTGCAACACCAGATACCCGAAAGCGTCAAACGCGTGGTCCACTCCTAAATTCTTGTTCGGCAACCCCGTTCCAGGGGCATAGGTCAGTGTCCGTAACGACTTGATCAACTCCTTGCAACGCGGGTGGATCTTGACCCGTCGCGCTCCAGTCGCATCCATCAAACCAGTGTTGACTGCCGTGATCTTGTCCCTGATCTTCCACGGCGACCTAGGACTTTGAACCGTAAAACCACTGCGCCTAAGAATCGCGTGGTCCGTTACACCCACACCACTCGTCTTTCGCGCTCCACCCGTAGGGTCAGGACAAGCAATAATTCGACGATCCACCCCATATCGACGGGTCACTTCCTCCGCAAAATCCCAAGTGGTCGCTCCACCCGTCAACATGATCTCGTCAAACACGTACAACGTGTCCTGATCCTTGACCGCACAAATGCCAGACATGGGATCCACGTTGAAGTCAACGCCCAACAGCAACGGCTGAATCGAAATATCCTTGGCGTCTGCTGAAATGTTGTCGTCCGAAAAACTGACCGCGACTAGACCAGTTAGGTTCTCGAAGGACGCTTCGAATTCCTGGCGGAACGTGCGCGAATCAAGTTGAGCGCGGGCTGCTTCGACCTCTTGCTTACTGACGTTTCCTCCTTCAATCGTCGTATAGCACCATCGTTGCCAATCTCCTGTTTCGTCCTCTGGGACATAACACCACAAGTC